CATTAATAAGGGGGGTTCAAGATGCTTTGCACCTAATCAAAAGGTGTGGACCACTAATGGACCTAAACCAATAAAAGACATAAAGAAAGGTGATGTTGTTAGGTCCTATAATGAGGAAACAAAGCAAACAGAACTAAAACCAGTATTGGACCTGTTTAAAAACACTAACGAAAAAAAGTCTTTACGAATCACATTAAAAGACGGTCGGACCATTGAAGCAAGTGAAGATCATAAGTTTTATTACAAAGGAGGGTGGGTTTCTCTAAAACATATCGTATCTTTACACCATGATAGAATGGAAAACAATACCTGATTTTAGCAGGTACGAAGCGAGTAACACAGGTTTGCTAAGGTCCAACAATTACAAGCGAACTGGAAAAACAAAAGTTTTAAAGCCAGCAATCAACCCTAGAGGCTATCCACAAACTATGCTACAAAAAGACGACGGCACTTATTCTTCAAAGCCTGTTCATTACTTTGTAACACGTGCTTTCTTTGGTCCAAGACCGCAAGAATTAACAGTGGACCACATAGACGGTAATAAGCAAAACAACACTATCAGTAACTTAGAGTATGTTACTAGGTCCGAGAATTGCAAACGAGCAGTAAAAACTGGTCTTTGGGAAATCAAACACGGGAGCAAGAACGGAAATAGTAAGATCACAGAATCACAAGTAAAAGAAATACGTGACTATTATGCACAATTCAAAAAAGGGGAAAAATACGGTCGTAAAGCTTTAGCGGAAAAGTACGGCATTTCTGAATCACATTTAAAAGATATTCTTTCAAGAAGGCGCAATGTATGGAAATACGTTTAGATGAAATTGCAAAGGTTGAAGAAATAAACATACCTGTTTCTTATGATATTTCGGTAAGTGGTAACAAAAACTACTTTCTTGACACTGGTCACTTGGTCCACAATTCAAGCAAAACTTACAGCACTTTACAGCTTCTTTACATCATAGCTAAAGACGCACCTAAAAAGCGAATCATTCACGTAGTTTCTTACAGCACACCACACTTACGAGACGGTGCAATAACTGACTTTGAGGACATCATACAAAACGAGGGGGAAGATTTAGACCAAGTACGGCTTAAAAACCCTTACACATACACCATTGGTAACAGTATCATTCGATTTATTGGTATTGATAAAGCTGGTCGTGCATTAGGAGGGCAAAAGCATATCCTATTCATAAACGAGGGTAACTTAATGAAGTGGAAAGTAGTGCATCAACTTATCCAACGAACCACTGAAACGGTATTCATTGATTATAACCCTAGCATTGAATTTTGGGTAGATACGGAAGGGATTAGCACAAGGGACAACGCAATAACTTTAACAAGTACCTTTCTTGACAACCTAGACAACCTTACAACCTCACAAGTAACAGAATTTAAAGAGGGTAAAAGGAAACATGATGAAGAACTAGCAAAAGATGTTCAAGGGCATTGGTTTAACTGGTGGCGTGTGTACGGCTTAGGAAAGAACGGAGTTGTTGAGGGTGCGATATTTAACAACTGGCAGGTGGGCGAATTTGATGAAACATTGCCTGTTCTTTACGGCATGGACTTCGGATTTAAACATCCTTTTGTGCTTGTAAAGGTTGCCTTTGACGCTAAGACAATGAAACTTTATGCACATGAAGAAATACATAAAAGTAACCTTAGCCCCAATGAAATAATCAAACTACTTGAAACAAAGATACCAAACAAAGACAGTGTAATACTTGCAGACAGTGCAGACCCTACACAAATACGAGGTATAAAAAATTCAGGGTTTAACATTATGGGGTTAGGTAAAGAAAAAGTTGTTATAGGTATTAGACACCTTCAAAATTGGGATATTGTAGTGACTGAATCAAGTAAGAATCTTATTGCAGAACTCAACAATTACGTATGGTTAGATAAAAAAGGAGAAGTACCAATAGACGATTGGAATCACATTTGTGACAGTATACGGTATACGGAAAAATTTTATAGGTACAAAAATTCTTAAAAAAATATCTTACTTTTATAGTCATGAACATATTTACGAATAAAACAAACACCCCACAATTTTGGAACGTGAACAGTGCGTACAACTATAAGAGGGTAACAGCTGACGAAATAGTTAAGGAAGGTTTTTTAGGCAATGAATTAGTTTACGCTTGTGTTTCAGCACTTGCCCACGCTTGTGCAACCACGCCTTTAAAGTTAATGAACGGGGAAGATGTAGTGCCAATGCAAGACCCTATTTATCAAATGTTCTTCAATGAGTGGAACAGTAAGCAAGGGAAGAATGAAGCAATGTATCAGTTATTCGTAAACTTGTTCTTACATGGCAAATCGTATACGCTCAAGAAGTCTGAAATGGTAGGCTTTGAAACGAATGAACTTTGGGTATTGCCAACTCAAGAGGTTGAGCCGTCAATGGAAAATGTTTCTTACTTTGAAGATGTACCTTACTACAAGTTCAGCGATAATACTAGAATACATAAGTACTTCACAGAAGAATTGATAATACTAGAGTATTACGACCCTTCACAAATACAAGCACAGCAATCAGGACTAAGCCCAATACAATCAGTGTGGGAGGTGGTTAAAGCGTCTAACAATAGAGCAACGGCAGAAGGTGCAATGCTAAAGAATAGAGGTATTGCTGGACTAATAAGCCCAAAGGCTGCAAGCGGTGACGCTGGCGCATTGGGTTTTAGTAATTCTGTAATGGAAGTAGTAAGAAAAGCTTTTGTTGGTATTACGGGAGGTGCTGACAAGTTCAATAAAGTTGAGGTTGTAGAACAAGCGGTTGACTTCACACAGTTAGGTATGGATTCAAATGACTTGAAGTTGATAGAATCACAGATACCTCATGTAAGGTCAGTATGTAGGGCTTTGAACTTACCTAGTCAGTTATTCGGTGACTTTCAAAGTAACACTTATAGCAACTACAAAGAAGCTAACAAAGCAATGTGGACCAATGCTGTAATACCTAATGTTAAAACGTTCATTAACCAATTTCAAAAGGACTTGTTTAATAACATTAATGCAATCAGTGGGCAAGAGTATCATTTAAAGATAGCAACAGAAGATATTTTAGCACTTAATAAAACTAAGAGCGACATATTAAGAGAGATACCAAACAACATAAGCGCAACATTATTACAGGATTTAACACCTGAGCAGCGTGAAGCGTTTAGAATTGAATTAGGACTAGATACAAATGAAGGACAATAACATAACCATTAAAGGAAAGGCTTTAACCGACATTAAAAAGATGTTGGACGAGAAAAAAAAGAAGTTAAACGATAAAAAACTGGTAAAGAAATGAGCGACAAAAGACATTCTGCTATTAAGCAAATCACTAGGGATAAGAAACAAGCGTTAATACTTAGAAAGGGCGCATTAAAGTTCAGCGATTCACCAGTACTAACACCTTACAGCCAAACGGTAAAGGGTGATGAACCAAACAAAGCATTGATTGAAAGGAACTTGCCATTTGATACTGATGAAGCTGTTTATCGTACTATCATAGCGAATACTTATAACTACATGGATTCACATGATGATGTTCACTTGAATAACGTATTTAAAAAGTCATTAGACGAAAACAAAAACCTATTCTTATTGCATGACCATAAGTTTGAGGTAACAGCACAAACGGGTAACATTATGAAAGCCTATGAGCAAGAGGGGCGGTTTATTTATTACGGTTACAATTCACCTTTAGACACTCAAGCCTTACTTATGGACGTTGAAATACAAAGAAGTAAGAATGAATTAGTATTTAACGAGTATAAAGAACACCGTATTAATCAGCACAGTGTTGGAATGATTTACGTTAAGATTGATCTAGCAATAGACAACCAAGATGATAAAGAAGCTTATGCACTTTATAGAAAACACTTACCAACTATCGCAAATGCTGATGAAGTTGAGCGTCAAGGGTATTTTTTCGCTGTCCAGGAAGCTAAATTGAAGGAAACAAGTGCTGTTTTAATGGGTTCAAACCCGTTAACAGGCATCTTTGACAACAATAAATCGGTCAAAAGTGACGATGAAATAGTAAAAATGTTCGATTATTTAGGTCGA